GGTTAATAACACCCTATTAAGTTGGATATTTTTGGCATTTCTACCATATACTTATCATAAAGTTTATCCGTAATGAAAATCTCGCCAGATTGAATAGAGCGAGCTATTTCCATTTCATCATACATATACAGCACTACGTGTTTCCCATTAACAGCGAAACGCTTTAAGATTTTACTTCGCAAATTTTCATAGTATTCAGCACCATGAGCGTAAGCTTGTCTCAAAGCCATTTCGGCATTGCAAACTGTATTAGTATGATTGTCCCCAACTTTAGACACCCAATTCAACTGATTCTCAATAGAGTCCTTGGCTAAACCAGCCTTATAAACTCCTCCTTGTAGAATAAATGAATGTTTCAAAAAGGATGTCTCGGATAATGATGTGTAGGGAATAACATTATCATCCTTGTCAACCGATGTATATTTAATGCCATACCGGGCAAAGAATTGTTGTAATTTAGACACATTAAATCGGTCAATTAATGAGTCCATTACTTTAGCTATACCGTCATCGCCATAAGTGTAGAGATCAACGCAAAGATTGTATTCTGCGAGAGATATCCCCATACCTTGAGCGGCAATGCGCATGTACAGACTGTGTATCATAGAATTTAAGACAGTTGTTACTCCACTACCACTTATGATACCACACGGTGTTTTGTAGATTTTATCGTAGGCAAGATGAGGTGTGCCAACTAACACTTCCAGAATAGCACGACAGGTCATTAAAAATTCTTCATCGCATCCATTTTGGAAGTACCAGTCCATGATAACATCAATAGCAGCCATTGCCACTTGGGAATTTGCTCCAGGACCAAAATTCGAAAAATCACCAGCTACAATACGACCTCCTTCAAGACGCTTTCCAAGCATATCAAATTCTGTCTCATTCGGACCCAAAACACTTATGCCTATAGCATGTTCCATATCAAAATTATTCACTTGATGTGCAGTAACAAATGGTAATGTCACCATGCGAAGCAAAATTTGATACTCAAATGGCATAGTGGAGATAATTCGCATGAACCAGGCTTAATAACTTTCTCCTTCTTCAGTGTTTCATCTTTCAGGCAATCTACAGCTATTACAAATGGTATTATTCCTTCTTTAAACAAATTGGCCATAGCTTCTACTCTAGACACTACCTCTGGATGAATCCATTTAGTATCCGGATTAACGACCCTGTTCTTACCCGGGCCATAACCTTTCCAACCGTAACCCAATGATGTTGAAAAATCCATCGAATTATAAACACCAGGAACACCGAAAATAGCATCGTGAATAGATACTGGATTAATCAACCCATTTACTGGTTTCATAGTGCAAATTTTCTCTGAAAAATCCTTACGAGCTTTATTAACCCATTTGACTGGGAAAGGCTTAGATGGTAAACCATGTTTTCTAACTCCCTCATAAAGTGGTGACCATCCCGTACTACGCTGATCTTTCGGCGACAGGATAGCTGGTTCCGTCTTAACTTCACATACTCCATGAATAACACTAGGCACGATCTTAGATACTTCACTCTGTTGATGTCTTTCTTGCATGTGTCCAATTGGCCAAATCGCACTATTGATAACATCAAATGACTCATTAGCTTCCATCAAATTGGGCTGTACATAAGTATACCCAATACACGGAATCATATCTGATGTTATTTTCTCTGCACAACCAGTGCGACCATTACCAGAATAATGAAAACCGACGATCTTATTACTACCATAATCAAGCAGAACTCCTAAACAGTAGCCAGCCTTCGATGCTTCGTACATATAATTATTACTGTATACAGTGCCAGTTGTCATGGCTGTATCAGTATAAATATCCATTTGTGGCATAGTCTGCTGAACCACATTGCTGTGTCTGTAAGGAACCTCAATTATTGTTGTTATTAACCCCTGTTCATGCAACTTAGGCGGTACAATAAGACATCCTTGATAAGAGTTGGCAGTCTTATCATTCTGGAAGATACTAAAAACAACCTTACCATTCTTCACACGAATAAGACTACGACGAGCTGGCATAGAGGCTGGAAGTTCAACTGTACCAAAATTACCCTCTCGCATGAAATCATTACGATGGTTGTAATGTTCAAATGGCTTCCAAACAAGTTCATCCTTCCCAAGTTCAACAGTAAACGGCTCTCCAGAGCGAGTATGAAGAAGAGCAACAATACGAACGGCATATTTCTGTATGATTTCAAAATCATGGCGAATCATTAGCGACTGTCTACCACCATAGCAAAAAGCATGGCTAATAAACTTCTTAGTCCCCTTGATAACAAACCACTTATCATCCATTTCACACATTAACATGACATAGGCATCGCGTATTACTCTTGTTATGTCTTCTGTCTCAGAGTTACCTTGTTGTTTCATCATAGGTGTAGGCTTTGAAATAATAGTCCTGACTTTAGGGTTGTATGCTGATTGTTGTTCAGAAATGTTTCCCATAAAATAGTCTTTTATATTATACGCCTTGTCCTTAAGAAAATTAAAGGGCACTCCTACCTTGGTTACAAACTCTCCAGATGGTTTCATTTTAATAACATAATCATTATCCTCGTTATCCTTTATAAAAAGGAACCACATTCCAAACAATCCCATCACAGCAGCTGTTAGCGCTTTCCAATGTTTAGTAACGAAATCCCACACTGACACACCACACATTTTGATACCATCATAAGCTTTCTTAAAAGTAAACTTGACTGCATCGCGAGCATGGTTGAAGATGGATTTCAAGCACTGTGGTATAGCAAAAATGGTCTTGCGAACACGTGCATGTATTTTCTTGTCGTCACTAAATGATGCCAAGTAGCACAGTAATTCCTGCCGACATTCATTAGTATACCAACAATTGGTGGAACAATCATCTACATCCAATAATGTTATCAAATCCCTTGTAGGGTCACCAGATATCCTGTGTTCACAAGGTGCAACTTGCAATAATTTATAAGAATATGGCATACTATGCGTACCTACACCATCATCCCAAGTTGGAGCAAGAGGATCATAAAAATCGATATTGGCTTTATCGAGATCTATTTGCGTTCTAATCGACAATCGCTGATCTGCTGCAAACGTGTTGAGATACTGATCATAAATCTCACCATTATCATTTCCTTGTTGACGCGAGACGGGCTGTAAATCAGTTGTATAATATTTACTAACAACGTTTCTCAAAGCAGGAGACATTAGATGATCAAAGCCTGCACCCTCTAAAATTCGATCCATTTGGGCTACTTTCTTGCTATCCCTCTCGTATTCCGCTAACCACTTGTTTACCAGAATCGTCAAACAGGGTTCAGATTCCAATCCGATAAGTTTGGTAAAATCGGGAACTTCGAAACCTTTCGATTCCCAAAAATTGTGGAGTCGACTGGCATAAGATCTCTTCATACGAATAGCATGTTGTTCATATTCCTTATGAACAACCGTCTTCAACTCTTCCCAGGTTAGGTACGTTTTCTCTTCACCTTTAATGATAACTTTCAAAGGATTAACATTCAAATTAGTAGGATCAACAGTAGCCAAATTGAATTTAAGATGTTTCATTCCTTGCCGCATTTTCTCAGGAACAGTACCAAAAGTGAAATTAGCAGCTGCTTTTAGATGGGTAAATTCATCACCGAATTCTGCAGTAAGTCCAGCATCATTGCCTGCTACATGAATAGTGACATGACGACGACGAAGAAAAGCTTTGATATCAGAAACTCCCACATCAGTAGGACAAGCCTTATTGCAACAAATAGAAAACAATTTAGGTGCGTAAAGTTGATCTTTCTTTTCAACTGCGGCTTGATTTGGGTTATAACTCGCACTTGTCATCACATCAAAAACATACGCAATTTGGCAAGCGGAGTATTCAGCACTCGTAACTTGCAAGAAATCATCAATATGAAGCACCGGTTGGCCCTGCAATCTATTCAAGAATTTAGTTGTTGGTCCTGCTGTTACACGGACTTCTCCAGGCACTTTGATACCAAATTGTTTAATGATAGATGTTGTCAAATCATCAGCAATATGAGATTTTCCCACGCCCGCATCACCATAGAACCACAAGCTAAATGGCTCCTCTCGAATATAAGGCTGCAAACCCTCATTTTCTACTCTATCATAAAGTTCCTTAATACGGTCGATATAACGTCTAAACCATGAATAACGATTGGATTGACGCATAGCTTTACTTTCTATCAATCCACCAACCATATGTGCCACAATCAATCGGTCTCTATCAATAGGTTCAATGAAGCTTTTACCAATCGCACAAAGCTCTTTCACTTCTCTAATCCATGATGTCAACATATTCTCGCTAGAATTAATAAACCCAGCTTCCATTTCATCGCACAAGTAGACCTTCAAACGCAAAACACTCTCCCATACCCATTTAAACATGGGAAAGAAGCTATTCATGAACCGCTTCATAGACCAAGCCATACCAATAGCAGCTGGAAATGCCATAGCATACTTAGTCTTCCAATCCATAGATTTAATTAACGGATTGTTCCATCCAATGTAAGAACAAGCGCCAGTCGCCAATAAAGATAAAACACTGCCGATTATATCACTTGTATCGTCTCCTCCTTCTTGTTCCTTTACTTTATCATCTTCAACATCCTGTTCTGGCTGAGTAGGATCTCCAAAAAGTCGCCCAATCTCAGTTATGAGCGAATTGAAAATGTCATAGGTAAAAAAACCTAATTGAAGGAAAACATTAAAGAAACTTACAAGTAATGTTTTCTTCGTGGGGTTAGCGATCAAATGCATACCCTCACCGCCTAAAACTACTGCTAGTTTAGACAAAGATAATGATGAATATTCGGCTTTAATTGAATCCATCAGCGTGTTAAAATTGGCTGTTATAGATTCAGTAATAGACTTACCTCCTGACTTTACACCTAATTCAACTTGCGCAGCAAAATTACGTGCCTGTTCTTCTAATTTATCATTTAAACCGGTCTTGTCAAAAATAAAATCCATTCCACCTCCTTCTTGTCTAAATGGAGTACCATCTAGTGTTGAATTGAAAACCATAGGAGGGAAACCACGGTATCCAGATAACTCACAATCATCTCCGAAAGAATCAAAAACATTAAAGATGTACGTAGAATTGTCATCATCATCGACGAGAGATTGAAAACCAATATCCATTCGGCCAATATCATAAGCTTGTTGAATAGATAAATCAGTATTTGTCGGGACTCTCCTACACAACAAGTTACGAACATTTTCCTGCTTCCAAGGAATATTCAAATTAAGATGGTTATTGATTTCCAAGGAAGTAAACTCATTTGCCAACGACTGCATGTAGACTGGACGGGACACAACTGGAATCAACTCATTATTTCTAATGAACTGACTATCATTAGGCTTATCGTAAATTTTATGATTAGCCCACATATTAGTATTTGGGATTCTTGGTCCAACTATGCGCCTCGATATCGATCCTGAGACCCATAAATAAGCAAGTTGAAGTATAGCCTGAGGAGTCCATCGATTAGCAAAATTAACTGCATCAGCATAATCAGTGGGAACAAAGAAATGTGGTGTATCTAGAGTAACGTGAGCCACTGGCCATTTTGCATTTATACTTGGATTATATCGAAATTCTCCGCGGTAAATAGGGCGACGCATTATTGATGTTATACTACCGCCCTCTTCTCCAAAAACATTCATACCAAATTGCGTAGAAGCAGTTGATGTTTTACTATGAGATGCTGTTAAAACAGATGTATTTGAATCCCCCTCCTGCCTAAACGTTTCAGGAGATAAATAGTCGCCAATATTAACCATTCGCGTTCCATTATTTGGTGGTGTAAAACTAAAACCAAAATACTCAGTTTCTAATGCCGTTTGAAGCATATATGGTAACATATTTTCCATTGTTGCAGCATCAGGCGCATTCATCATTGCATTAAACGCCTCTCCCATTAGTGTCCAATATTGAGCATTTAAATCGACTAGTGGATGCCAAGCATCATTAAAGAAAACTTCTTCCCACAGAGGCGCTGCCACTTGATCACTATAGACAGCAGGATCAGGCCTGAAAGTCATAACTCTTCGGAATCGATAATTTTGAGCCAAAGCTGACACCCCGGATAAAATTCCAACAAGCTCAATCCAGCGTTGATTTTCTCCTGGACCACTCGGATTACGAACAATCTGAGCCACTCCCCTAGGAGCACTCCATATCTCGATCTCTCCTAAAAGAGCTCCATACCTCAAGAACGGAACATTTCCTCCATAAAATTCATTAAAATTACCTGCATACCAATCAAGATTACCGGAATGAGGTGTCCAATAAGCCAACAAGGGATCAAGCAATGGGGAATCGAAAACAGGTGATAATATTCCCGTCTTCAGCTCAAAAGGTTCAAAATCAGCCGCCCCTCGCTTATGGATATTAATATCTACTACAGGAGATGCACTATTGTTAGTTTGCAATGGGGATGATACTTTTAAAATAAACATACCTAAAGAACGACGTGGGGTTGTAGAATATCTGTCAGAAGATCTAATGCCCATAATATGATTTAAATTATGGAAATCTGACTGAATTTCAATTTCAGATGTACTAACACCCAATTCTACCACATGGCGTTTAACCGAAGAAAGCTGATTCAACGATATACCACCTATAGCTAAATCACTTGGTTCGACTAATGGAACAATAAAAGCTGCTAAAGCCCCATTATGAAAAGAAGTATTGATGACCTCTACCTTATATTCAATATTGCCTGAATGGAAAGCAAAATTAGAAGACACAACATCAACGGGAGGTAAAGCATAACCAATGGTATCTCCAACAGCAACTTGATCATACACAAATGGATCACTCACTGCTTCAACTGGAAAACTAATTAAAGTTGTACCAGCTTCCTGGGCTGTGGACCATTGTACTTGTTTAAAAAGCCCATAATCGCGACAAATAAATTTAATATCGTTTTTATTTCCGTTTTTCAAGATTGAAGGTTTCTTTCCACGCGCGTCTAATCGCAGAGGCTGAGCAAGCTCACCAATTCCAGTACCAGCGGAAAAAGATTCAGCTAATCTAGGAATAACAATGGTTTTGTTCAATGGCTCAACAGGTTTATCTTCATCATCTGTTTTCCGCACGGCATTTAACATAGCCTCTGCTTCATCAAGTGTGTCCAGATAGGGTTTTGCCACACTACTATTCACCAAATCACCTATCATTCCTTCTTGTCTGAAAGTCAACATCCTGGGAGTTGTCAAAAGTGTAGATGGAATTCGACCATGGAAAACAGCTTTAGTAAAACGAATCTCAATAGACACATTGATAAATGGGGTTACATCAGCGCCGGCTCTCAAAACATTCATTTCTGACAAAACAAGTCTTCCTAAATTTAAAACGCCCTGAGTATCATAGGATGTTGTTTGATTACTAAAACAGGCATTACGATTATTAAAGTGCATTTGGAGACCCGCAGCTGTTTTTGCTCCCGCTCTTATTCCAACACTCTTTCCATGTGACATAGAAAATTTATTATAACGCGAAGCTATATCAAGATCTGCAATTGCCTCGTAATAAAATTTCATAAGCATTTTGCCACTTATCATGGGTTGAGCTGGACAAATTATCCGAACTTCCATACCTACACGTTGCGTACGATTCAATTGCCAAATACTAGTAACAAGGGACTCACATAATGTTGTAGTAGTAGCCCCGAGCGCTATTGGCAAATCATAAAAGCGCTGTGGTAAACCTCCCAATCCAGTAGCGTCCCATCTGAAAGTATCCAGACGAACCCATCGATCTAACAGTTGGATTGGCATAAACTTATCTTCTGATGACATTTGTTCAATTTCAGGAATTGTTATTACTTCTTCAGGTGATGAATCAGTAACTGGTTCAGAATTTTGGGTAACACTGGTGCTGTTCTCAGTAGACGTCTCCTCAGCGGCAGCATCCATTTCTTGAGTGAAAATTTCAGGATTAATACGAACGTCCTGAGAAAAAACATTCTCATTAATAAAACGTTTGAAGAAGACATCTTTGAACATTGGGGTATGAAGAATATGTTTTGCGTAGATAGGATCAGCAAGATCACGCCAGTCCCACTCCAGATATATACGTCGCAAAAACTTGGGCTTCAAATAATACCAAACGGAATGGTCATTTCCAAAATAATGACGCATAAGACACAAAACAAGAAGAACGGAACTATTGATGGGTAAAATCTTGTATTCGTTGGTATAATACTTATCCAAATATGGATTAGTCAAATGAATAACAGTCGGAGCCAAGCGAAGACAAGCACGGAGAGTCCATGGATCACGAATAGCAATTTCTTCATCATCTTCTAGATAACATAAGTACGAAACATTGTTATCATCAGACAAAACGACGCAGTCCGTGTTTTTCTCGTAATAATCAACCAAATCTTGTCCAGAACAGCCTTTGATCTTGTCATAATCATGGCTCCAAACAGAGAACTCAGAAAGATCATCAATAGACCATGTATCACCAATGGGCCAATCAGTTGGGATACG